CGGCCTTCAAACAGGGCGCGGAACTTTTCCTGCCCCGGTCGCAATTTTCCGGTCGGCGTTTTAATTTCCACCCAACAAATCCATTCCAAGCCGTCAGGCAACGTGCGCGTTACCAGTTTGTCGGGGATGCTGTTCCCGGCCCCGGCAAAGTCATGGACGGTAAAACCCGCCGCCCGCAACGCTTCGGTGATAATTGCGTCGTTTTCGTCACGGCGTGCTGCCCTCCTCACCGGTGTTTCCATCCGGTCGGTGTTTCGGCGTAGCCAGCGGCGATTAGGGCGGCTTCCGAGCGACACCCGCCACCTCGGTACTTGTGGGATCGGAACGCCTCTGCGCTGGCGTAGGTGCGTTTGCATTCGCTGCACCGACGGGTCTTGCTCACCACCGAGGTCGGCGCAACTGACTTGCCGTAGTGGATGTTTTTCACGGCATCGCCTGCCACAGAAATCGGAAGATTCCGCCAACCATAAAAATCGCACCCGTAAGGGCCATGAGTCCCACTAGTCCGGGGAATTTGCTTTTATCGTCTATTGCAAAAACAAAAATGGACAACGCAAACAGTAAAAACCCTATCGCAGTCATTGGTCGCCTCTAGCCCGAATCAACACGGCGCATCGGTCAAACGGGACGGGGTTGCTTTCTGCGGCGGCTTCGCGGTCGCATATTTCGGCACACGCCTCGCGCTCGGCTGCGGCAACAAGGGCAATAAATAATTCAAGGGTTTTTTCTGTAAAAGCGTAAATGCCATAATCGTTTTTAGCCATTCGGACAATGTAATCGGGTTTCATGCGCCCACCGCCGCTCGTTCCTTAATGCGCTTGACCCCCGCAGGGCCAAAGAAGCACAGCACCATAATCATCAAGTGCGGATCGTTCGCCACGGCCTTGGCTTCGGCTTCCTTGAGGTTTCGGGCTACCACGCCCTTCAGCCAATCCAGTTTTTCGGGTGTATCCGGGCCAACTTCAATCGTGTAGCGCGCCCACAACGCATCGCACAATTTGAGGCGTCCGAAAGCGGTCGGGATGGTTTCTGACCAGTTTTTCTCGGCTCGCTGAACGGTGGCTTGCCAGTAAGCATCGTCGGCAGCAACTTGCTCGCGGGTCTTTTTCGGTTTTTCACCGGGGGCCAGTTTTTTTACCTGTAGGTCAAACAGCCCTTGCCAACCATTGCTCACGGATTGCTCCACCACGGCTTCTTGGCTATCCCCGTATCTCGCAAGTTTCAATGCCGCCGCGTGCAAAGTTGCTTCTTTCAACGGCTTCTTGATGGCTTTCCGGTAGGCTACCCACCGTTCCCACGCTGCCGTGTCTAAACCCGGTATGTCCATGTTTCCTCCTAGCCAAATAAATCAAAATTCTGATAATCCTGCACAATCGCAGGATTCCAACGGTACGCGCTCGCGTGCCGCTCAATGCGCTCCATCAACACAATCGCCCGAGCCGTGCGCGAGGCCGGGGCATATGCACCTGTCCATTTCTGGTCAATACCGACATTTCGGGCCACATTACAGGAATCAGCACTTGCTAACGGTAACTTGGAAAACACGCCGGGGTTTAACATTCGCAGGCCATGAAGTTTTGCGAGAGGCATCCCGTTGGGGTCACACACAACCGCCATCGCCTCGGCCATCCTGCGCCACCATTTGTCATCGCCTACTACCGCAAACTCGCCCGATGATCCAAGCGCAATTCGGGGAAATTCAAGGAGCCGGTGCAGTCGGTCTAGTGATTCGTGCATATGCCACACCGGAACCGATATGGCTTTTGGCAGGTGCCAATCGGTCAGCAGCGCATCGTTATCGGCTTCTGTGCCATCAATCACGTCTGGAATGACGCACCAATCCACCGCGGGGTGCTTGACCCACTTGGTCGCCCACTCCGCATAACCCGCAAAATCATAGGCTTTTTGCGCTTTCCATGCCGAAAATGCCCCGTTATCTAGCACTATGCTTTGGCAAACCTCGGCGGCTATTTCGAGCTGATCGGGGTTTTCGTAGCTAACCATCGCGTGATGGGTTGCAAAGGCGCGGATCATGTCGTGCGTGTTGGACATTGGCAGTCCGTGGTAATGGATCATTGCACCCAATCCCACCGCGAACCCTTCAGCACGTTGCGGATCGCACCAACGCTGACGTTGTATTTTCTGGCTAGTTCTTTGTTGCTTAATTCCCGTCGCAATTTGGCAGCTCGGCGTATCTCACGCACTTTCGTTGGGTTCAGTTTGCTCATACCGTTACGGTATCCGTAGAGTTTTGTCATAAAAGGGGTGATGACTGATGGTGAATCCGCACGGCTAAAAGGCGTAGTACGCCTAAAGCAGATCGTGCGGAGTTGATGACTGACGGAGCCATCCGCTGTCGGCTACTTTTGCCGGTTTCCCGGTGCCATTTGCGCTTCCCGACGACACGCCGCGCACCCACAGGCTGGCCGCCCCGGTGTGGGTTTAAGGTTCTCTGCGCGTTGCTGACCCGACCAGAGTTCCCGAGCAGGGAGGTGGGTGAAATTTGACAACCGATTTCCACCTCGGTTATCGTCACGACACCTCGTACCGCAACCCGAGAGTAGAGCCACCCACCGGCTCCGTCAAGCCCCGCCGTCCGGCGGGGTTTTTCGTTTAAGCCCATTACCGGCCCTTTACAGGCTTTACCAGCCCTGCCTTGGCCTGCCATACCCGTTGCTGAGGGATGCGCCCATTACGAATCCAGCGACTTACCGCAGGGGCTGACACTCCGAATGCCTGGGCAATACCGCTAGGCGATCCGTACCGTTTAAGGGCTGTCTTGATGTCCATGTAGCAATCGTAAACAAAACGCTTGCATCCGGTCAATAACACAGGTTAATCTTGCCTCACGGTCACTAACGACCGGGCTACCACAGATAGGAAGCAAGCAAATGAACTACGCAAATCAAATCGGCTATAGCGACGTTACCCCTTACGAAATCATCCGCGCTGTTAGCGGCAAAACGCTAGAAATTCGCCGCATGAGCGCGAAACGCGACCCGGCTTTTAAGCCCGAATTTGTGCCGGGCGGATTTTCGGCGCATTGCACTAATCAAATTGCGCAAGCATGGATCATTAGCAGCGATCCCACGGCTTCGGTGATTCGCATCCGCAAAGGCAAACTGGGCTGGAAAGATGCCAACGGCGGTCGTTACCAGTTGGCAGAAAAGCCTGTTCGGTTTTACGACTTCAACTTCTAATCAATCGGGCGGGGACTTCACACCCGCCCTTTACTTGGGTTAAGATATCCCACGTTGACAGATACAACACAGGAGACAACAGAAATGTCCAAGTATAAAAATTCCAACTGCACCGACATGACGCTTTTTGCGCTCGGTTACAAATGGAAGGGCAACGTCTACTGGACGCAATACGGCGACCAGTTTGAAATTGACGGCGTGCAACTGCACGGCGTGTACGAGCCGAACGACACCGACTATCACTCGCTTCCGGTCGTCCTTGACGTTGATCCCGATTACCTTGACTACGAGGTTATTGAGGATGAGATCGGCCAAGAAATGACTTGGGATGACGGCCATGACGAATAAATCCATCAAGCCGCAAGTGATCGGTTTAATCCTGCTTTATCTGTTTTGTTGCGCGGTTGAACCGTGCGACGGCCACGGGTGCGACAAGGAGGTAGCCAGTCATGTGGGACGATGAAATGCCGACGTATGACGATAACGACTGGTGGCAGGCGCAGGACGCCGAGCGTGAGGAGGCCGAGTTTATCCGCACGCTGCTGCTGGCGACGTTGATCGCCGTCTATAAAGAACTGGAAAACGTGGAGAGAAAACTGCAATGAAAATCTACGAGAAAATTGCCGCAATAACCGCCGATCTATCCAAGATCGGCATTTCCAAGGATTCCAAAAACGCGCAGCAGGGGTATGCATTTAGAGGCATTGACCAAGTGTACGGCGCGTTGTCGCCGCTACTTGCCAAGCATGGCCTGTGCATCCTTCCTCGCGTGACGGATCGGCAAGTTGCCGAACGCCAGAACCGCAACGGCGGGACATTGTTTTACACCACGCTTACGGTTGAGTTTGATTTTGTAGCCTCCGAGGATGGCAGCAAACACACCATTGTCACGATTGGCGAGGCGATGGACAGCGGAGACAAGTCTAGCAACAAAGCCATGTCAGCCGCATACAAGTACGCCGCGTTTATGACGTTTTGCGTGCCAACCGAGGGCGACAATGATGCTGATGCCAGCACACACGAAGTTGCGCCCCGCAAGCCCGATCTCAAACTTGACCCGCGTGGCGACCTTGGCAAGAACGCCAACCCCGCTGAAGTTGCCAAGTATGTCAAAGCGTTCAAAGACGCGATGGATGCGGATGCTGATGAAAAAGCGATTGCGTTGACGGTGTACGAACTACACAAGCAAATCAGCGCAAACCACGAACTATATATCGCAGTCGGCGATGCGATTGGGGCCGAACACGGCAGCAAGTACAAGAACGCCGTTAAAACTTACGTCAACATGGCAAAGCAGGAGTTGAAATGACTTACGACAACAATATGCGCGGCGTGCTGTTCAAGAACGACAAGCAAGGCAACGACAAACGCCCCGACTACCGCGGCAGCGCGGTGATTGAAAACGTGGATTTCAACGTGTCGGGCTGGATCAAAGCCAGCAAGAAAGACGGCAGCAAGTTTATGAGTTTGTCGTTTGAAGCCAAGAAAGCCGCTCCTGCCAAGCCCAAGCAGGAAAAAGTGCTGACCGAGGACAATTGGGTAGACGATGACATTAACTTCTGACTTTGAGCAGAGGTTTCGGGCAAGTCGCCCTGCGGAGATCGTAGTGGCGACTTACCTGTTAAACCTTGGGCATACCGTGACTTTGCCCAAACGTCGGCTCGCTAAAGACTTTGCGGATCGCGCAGAGTATGCAGATAAAGGCGATGTATACGCTTCTGGCAAGCGCATTGAGGTTAAGCACTTGCGTCACAACTTTGACTTCCAAGCATGGCCGTTCAAGGAAGTGACGATTTGTGCCAAAGCCTCGTTTGATGCCGCGCACCCGAGGCCAGACTATTACTACCTTGTGAACCAACCCATGACCGTTGCGGCCCTAATTGATGTGCGCGTGACGTTTCCCGATTGGTTTGTGAAACGCCAAGCAGACCCGGCCCGCGGGTATGACTACGATGCGTATGCGGTTACGCCCGAATACTTGGGCTGGCGGTATATAGACTTTGAGGAACGCTTGTGAAACGCATATTTCCGCGTGGCACCAAGCCCGATGACATTATCAAGGCCGTTGCCACGATGGTTGCGGCTATAGACACCAGCAAGTCGTGGTGCATTAGCGTTGAACCGTGGAAACGCAAACGCTCGGACGCCCAAAACCGGTTTTTGTGGGGCGTAGCGTACCCGATGATTTTAGAGCAAGGCGGCGAAACGCTTGGCGGTTGGGGACGGGACGATTTGCACGAGTACTTTTTGGGCGAGTGTTTTGGTTGGGAAATGCTAGAAGGGTTTGGGCGGAAGCGTATGCGCCCGCTAAAACGCTCGTCTGCGCTAACAAAAGAAGAATTTACGGAGTATTTAATGTTTTTAGAGCAACGCTGTATTGATATGGGCATGGGGCCGCTACCGGAGCCGGTGTATGAGTAAATCACGCGGCATCACGCAAATGACGTTCTTGCGGAAACTGGCAAAAGACCGACCCTGCATGGTGCGGTTGCCCGGTATCTGCAACCACAACAAATCCACTACCGTGCTGGCTCATGTGCGTTTGCCGGGGGTCAGCGGCATGGGCATGAAGTCGCCCGATCTAATTGGTGCATGGGCGTGTAGCGCGTGCCACGACACGATTGATCGCAGGGCAAATACTGACCTAGACCGTGATTTTGTGCGCTTGGCTCACCTTGAGGGCATGGCGCGAACAATCAACGAACTAGCCAAAGAGGGGCTTTTGTGATTAAAGGCAATGAATGGTGGTTTGTTGTAATTGTCGTGTTTTGCATCGCATTTACGCTCGGAGCGTTGGTGGCATCCAAATACACCCACCGATCAGCCATTGAGCAAAGTTGCGCGCATTACGATACGAAAACCGGCGAGTTCAAATGGGGGTCACCACAATGAATATGATTGCCGCG